CTGACGAGACAAGAGTGCTGGGTAGTAGATTTCCATTAGTAACCGCCCCCACCCCAGCCCTTGATTGCATCGTTTCCTTGGTATTGTGGACTCATAGTCATTAGGTAGCGAAGGCAGTCGATGGGGTCTTTGGTCGCACCCTTCTCCCCGTCCTGTCCAGTCCACTCCTTGAGACAGTATATTAGATTTTGACATGATTCGCTGATGTAAAGTTTAGGTTTGTTCAAAGGATTGATTTCTTGATTCATATCGTAGGAGAAGCCGTCATTGATTAAAGCAACTCCCTGCTCGATACGGATACCAGCGGCAGGCTGGAAGTGCATGGGGACTTCTCCGTCATCCAGCATCTCTATGAGGGTAGTGCCTCCGTCCTCCGTGATAGCCTTAGAGCCTCCCGCACGGGGGTCGATGTACCTCTCCCAGATTTCTTCGCCCTTCTCCAAGTCGAGAATCAAGGCTTTATACTCCGCAAGAGAGCGTCCAGCCCCATTACGCTGTGCAGTACCAGCCTTGCCATCTGGTTCAGCCGAAGGCAAAGCCCACTCACCATCTGACGAATCTGGGAACTCACGATAGACATACATATCTCCAGACTTATCGACTCGTAACCAAAGCATAAACCAGTTTCGAGCACCCGCAGGGTCAACGACCATATAGTTCGTGCCTTCTTCTGGAACGGACTCAGCCTTAACGACATTGACCTCTTGGGTGAATCTTGGGAACTGGCTTCCGCTGATGTTATCAGCCCAGCCGTACGCACGGATTTTAATTTCATAAGGTTTCTTGCCCGTCAGAGTCTTTTTCAACTGCTCGAAAGGGTTATACGGGTTCAGTTGGCTATGAAACCACATTACTGCGGCAGGACGGACATAGGACTTCGCCTTGTACGGCATCGTCCCTCTGGGGCATCCGTTCACATTTATGTTGTCGGGAAGAAGGGGAGAGGTCTTGTTCTCCAGTATCTTAGCCCCGCTTACATACTCCTTTACAACGCTACTGTAACCCGTGATTGGAGTGAAAGTGACGATTAACTTACCGCTTCTGGTAACGATACGATATCTCAGCGTTTCAATCCAATCCAAAGGAACTAACTCATCGCACCAGATGAGGTCAACCTCACCGCCTTCGATGACATCCCGCTTCTGAGCGTAGTTCATAAAGAAGCATTGGCTCTTGTTCGGCAGGATGAATGTGTTGTCGGAGAACCCGTTCTTCTGGGTGTACTGCACATTCTGCACCTTGTTCTTCTTGAGGTCTTTGAACTCAGAAGGGAGGTACTTGAATATCACAGGCTGTTGCATCTGGATGCTGGACTGGTTGGTCGTGTGAAGACACCAGACTCTTGCGTCCTTCGTGTTGATAAGCGTCTGGACTACTCTCTTAGCCGCCCATTCAGTTTTGGACGCTCGGTTACCGCCAAGGATGAGAACTTCGTTGTTCTCCTTTAGCAACTGGTCGGCTTCCTTCCAATGCGGTAGGTCGAACCCGTGCCTATACGGGTCAAGTTTTTCTGCTAGAATCTTGTCCTCTCTTAGATTGAGGATTTCAGCCACCTTCTCGACACCCACCTTTTCCGACAGTCTCTTGATATCATCCTCGGTAGGAGTGACAAGAATCGGATGCGGTGTAGGAGTGAAAGCCATATTAGTTCTTGGAAGGGTATCTCTTCGTCTTCTTCTGTGTCATCAGAGCCTTCCATGAAGGATTACTTCTTTCTGTAGATAGTTGCTTGTTGTTCGTGAAGTGCTTGAGCATAACTGCTTGCAGACGATTCGCTATCAAAAACGCCAAGGTGTTGTCCTGTCTTTTTGTACCACTTAATAGCCTCGTCATTCTTCATTTCGTATCCATCTGGATGAATAAGGGGAATCAATGCTGTCTTGTTTGGACTCTTGCTGTCACCGATACCGATACTGATAGACTTTACAGTAGAAACAGAACCATCAGCGTTCTGGACTTGAGGTCTCTTGTAAAGATTCAAATTGCCCATCTCAGAGGGCATAGAATCCTTGAGATAAACGGAATAAAGCAACGGAGAGTTTTCGTTTTTAGGCTTTAAGAAATGTGGAATATAATCCATATGCGTTTTAAAATTTTTTTATTTCAGTACTTCCCGATGAACCTCGGATGTCGCACGACCACCCATCGTGCTCCGTCCCATCGGACATCGACAGGCATACCGATACCGAACTTGAAGGACTCCTTGCAGAGAACATTCTGTTCCTTGCCTTCGATGACCACCCCCAAGATGCGGGGGTTCTTGAACTTGCAGTAAACTGTGCCACGCTTGACATCTGGGGAGGCGACAGCCTCTTCGGGCTTGATACCTAGGTTCTCACGGAGGAGGGAGATGCCTATGTCGCTCCACTCGATTTCCCAGAGGTGGCTGGGCTTACGGGACTCGACACGCTTCCAATGCAGACCCTCCTCGTAGGAGGTGCGGAGTTCCTTGATTAAGTCTCTGGAGAGACCTAGGGCTAGGGAGAGAGCCTTTTCTTTCATAAGCCGAATTTCTACGAACTATAAGACATGTCAACTGTAAAGGTGGGGGCGGCTGGATTTGAACCAGCGTTTCTTCCGTTATGAGCAGAGTGTTCTGACCTTTGAACTACACCCCCGAAGGTGCAAGAGGCGGGACTTGAACCCGCAAGCCGTGTGGCAACTGATTTTAAGTCAGTCGTGTATACCATTCCACCACTCTTACTAAAAATAGTCTTGCTAGGACTTGAACCTAGACAGAGAGAACCAAAATCTCCCGTGCTACCATTACACCACAAGACTGTATACAATCGACCCGCAAGGAATCGAACCTTGATACCCCGCTTAGAAGGCGGGAACTTTATCCATTAAGTTACAGGTCGTAAAGAGAGCCTCGTGTTGGGATTGAACCAACGACAAGGCAAATGGAGGCTCTTGTCAGAATCGAACTGACGATTGTTGTTTACAAAACAACAGTTATGCCATTTAACTAAAGAGCCGTGAAAAATTGTACAAAGTGTCTCAAAGAACTTCCGTTTACTTCGTTCTACAAAAATAGCAGAACTCGTAGTGGATATGCCCACTATTGTAAACAATGTGCTAGTGAGCAAGTAAAAAAATCCAGAAACTTACAAGAGCATACTTTAAAAGTTTATGCTAGGAGAGAAAAGTGTCGTGCGTATGTTCTTGACTATCTTTCTACTCATCCTTGCGTAGATTGCGGTCAATCAAATCCTGTAGTTCTTGAGTTTGACCATGTGTCTGGAATTAAGGTTGAATCAATTTCCTTGATGATTAGCGGAGGTTACTCTTTAAGCAACATCCAAGCAGAAATTAACAAGTGCCAAGTTAGATGTGCTAACTGTCATCGCATTGTTACTTCACAGAGAAACAAGAATCATTGGATTCATAAAAAATCCCTTCCCCCAGAATTGGGGGATTGAGGGGGTGAAGCCACGGGGATTACTAAGGGGTTTCTATTTCCTTGTGTCAAGCACAGAATACTTCGACCAGATTCGGCTTGTTCACACCTTCTTCCTTGACGCAAGGGCTTTGCACTCCCCTAATAACCCCTAGGACGCTACGCACTTAGTCGTGCTTCGCTACAAACTGCACCTGCGGTGGATGCTTTTTAGTATAAAAAAAGTATCTGGTGGGATGGGTATAAAAGCACCTAACCGAAAAAAGAAAAAGACCCCCGCCCCCCTGTGGGTGGGGAGTGTTATTATATAATTATAAAGTAAAAAGACTGTGGTTATATAATAAGATTATAAAAAGATTATTATAGAATTATAAAAGGATTATTATAAAGGTAGCCCTGTGTCTGGTTACCCATCTCTTGTATAGTTATTATATAATTATAAACCTAAAAGGGCTGAATGTAAAAAGAAAGTAAAAAAGCCGAATTAGGTAGGTAGTGAAGCCCCGATTGGGGCGAGGTGAACAGGTGGTCAGTAGTCGGGGAAGGGGTCTAGGATGCCCTAGGAGGCGTTTTGATGGGGTGGGGTAGGGGATGGTATAGGCATAGAGTCTATACAGGCTCACAGGGTCACGCAGGCGGGTCTAATCGGCAAACAAGAAAGCCCACCTAGGCGGGTTAGGCACAGGGTGGGCTTGGGTGGGTCAGAGGACGGACACGGGAGGTTAGCGGGTAGCGAAGGCTAGGAACGCTACGAGGCAGGCGAAGCCTGCGAGACCGATGCAGAGCAGAGCAATCGCAGTTAGGATTTGGTGCATAGGATATTTGTAGTTAGGATTTAGATACGATTCCAGAGACGCACGACCTCTTGATTTCTGGATTCAAGTTTCTCTGCGAGACGCACGACCTCTTTGGCGAGGTTGCTGGCAATCGCCCAATCAGCGAAGCCAGCCTCCACGACAGCGAGACGCTCCAGCGTGTGCGGTTCGCATACGCTCTTGATAGCCTCGATTTGTTTTTCCGTCAGTTCTTTCGGGATGCTCATTTTCGTAGTTAGGATTGCCAAGAGTGTTTGATACGGGACTCGATACGCTCCTGCACGATGCCGTCCTTGATGTGGTAGACAGTCTCCCACTCGTCACAATGCTTCACCAGCGATTCCAGATTCTGGAATTCGTATTCGTCACGCTCCACAAGGCATCGGGGCGTAATCGGGAATTCGATACTAGGGGCGTGTTTCGCTCCGTCCTTTGCGGAGGTGACCCATTCCAGATTCTTCTGGAAGAGGTGCGTGTGAACCATAGCAAGAGCGTCACCGATGTCGTTGCATTCGACAGCGTACTGACTGCCTCCCTTGAACTTGTGGCGTGTGCCGTAGTCTTCGAGGTATTGGGTGCGGATGAGGTAGAACATAGGATTTTTGTAGTTAGGATTTGAATACAGGATTAGGCATCGAGGTTAATGAGGCGAACCGACTGCATCAGAATCTCGATTTGTTTTTCGAGGGCTTCGATTTTCGGATTCGTGATTTGTCCCGATTCGTTACGGGCTTTCTCGATTTCTTTTTCCGTGTCACGGATGGTAGCACGAAGGAAGAGACGGGCTTTGAACTGATTGTCGGTGAGCATAGGATTTTTGTAGTTAGGATTTGGTGACGCTGGGGTCGGGCTGAGTTGTCAGCCCTTCCCCTTTGTCGGATTAGGATTAGTTGTTCTTCTGGAGTTCCTTGACGAAGAGGTCGCTGATGCGACCCTTGCGAGCGTGGTCAGCCAGCGTCATCGTGGCGTTGGTGGACAGGCGGGTGGCGAGTTCCACCTTCCTGCGGACACCATCGACATCGTGCGTGGTGTGCTGGGTGATAGCGTTCCAGAGGTTGTAGACATTGCGATTGCGGTCTTCCTCGTAGGTGGGCTTCTCCCAGATTTCACGAACCTTGTCAGCGACCCTGTCAGCGAGTACGCTACGCTTCACCAGCCCGTTCAGCAGTTCGTGACCTTCCTGCTGATTGAGTTTCGTGCGACTGAAGAGGTCGAGCGTGTCGTACTGTGATTGGAAACTACGGACAGCGACATCGACAGCGTTGGAGGCGAATTCGACATCCACGGAAGCCGTGTGCTTACGCATCAAGTCGATACCACCATCCATCGACCACGCTCCGTTACTGCACACGACCCGCATCAGTCCCACGACCAGCGAGACCTTCATCGAACCATCGAAGGAATTGCGGATGGAGACACGCATCTGGAAGTCATCCTTCTGCACCTTGAAGCCGTGATTGGCGAAGGTGTAGTTGGCGTACATCCGAGAGCCGTCCTGCGTGACATCGAACTTGCGGGTGAACTTCATCCCCTTCGTGTCGAAGATGGACTCAGCCTTCTCGATGAGGTCTTGGTTCTGCACGATGGTGTAGCGTTCCGTGACAGCCTTGAGGCACACACCCGTGTCCTTGCGGACATTCCCGTAGAACGGGGTGGGCGTGCCATCGGGGAGGTGGAGACGCTCCTGCGTGACGAGGTAGAACGGGTTATCCGTCACCTTGGTTTCGGATTCGATGGAATCCGCGATTTGGTTTTTCATATGCGTTTGGTTTTTCTGGATACAAGTCCCGTAGGGGACAGGAGCGTGAGCAGACGCTGGCTGTGTTTTAGAAATCTGATGTGGACTCATCAGCGTAGGCGTAACCTACGGACAAGGGGGTGGGATTTTCACCTACCCCCGTGTTTCGTCCTTTGTTGATTCACGAATCTAGAATCTCTTACCCGTAGGTTTCTAGGTTTCTGAATGTCTGCCATCGTGCGGGGAATATATCAGCCTAGCACACGCTGGAATGTCGTTTAGGAATTAATGCCGATGCCCTTCTGGGGCTGGGGCTTCCTACAGTAGAATTTCAATGAACCGAGTTCTGTATCGAATCTTTACGCACGGGCTAATCTGGCGAGTTGCCAGCAATCTTGTGCGACCATCCCGCAGGGCGAGAGGAGAGAACCGAGTGACGAAGAACAGACCTAGAAGGTAGACCAGCGTATTACCGATTCAAGTTCTATTTTCAGATTTCTGCATTTTATTTCCAGAGCCTTCGCCCTTGGGGTGAACGCACGCCCACGCATAGCAGAGAGCGTGCCAAGTCTCTTTACAGAATGTAGGTTTATTTGCAGTTCAGACGCAGAATCTGCTTGATTCGGCTTATTGAGATTTGACCCCTTTTTATTGGGGTTTTCGTGTGTTTCTCAGTCTCACATTCTTTGGGGTGTACAAGCCCTTTACAGGTAGGGGTGAAGGGGTAGATATACCCTTTGCACATACCCCCCTTAGAATCGAAGCCAGACCCCTTAGCGTTGATTTGACACCTTTTTTACAATTGGCTGGAATGATTCTATCCAGCCCGAATCCTGTTATCATTAGTCATCTACTTATCATTATATCTTTAGTTAGGATTACAGGATTAGAGTCCGAATCCTACTTGACAGACCTATGATTAGGATTTCTACACGGGTCATTAGGATTGCTTATAGCCGTCTCTGACCCCCTGTTTTGTGCTTGATTGAACGGATGTTCACCTAGTTCCGTAAGTCGTTGATTTACAACGCTTTACAACTTCTTGCACAGTTGCCCTACAAGGCTCTTGCAGGGGTCAGCCTAGGGGTAGGTATAGGCTCTTGATACCCCCACCTTAGAATCGATTGTAGAGGGTCTTTGCATTTTTACATCTTATTTACAATTGTGTATAGGGACTTGGCACGAACCCTGCTACCTGTTTTCTAATTACTGAATCATAGGTGAGGTTAACAGGATTAGGAATTACAAATCTGGATTCTACTGTCCTTTTATAATTCTATAATAAACCACAGGTAGTTATTTATAATTCTATTATAATATTATAACCCTGTTCTTTCTTAT